GGCCGAGGGCCATTCTCGCCACCGGCAACGACCCAATCGAGAGCATCGAGCCAGGTCAGCCAGGCATTGGCCGGCAAGCCCTCCTGCAGTTGGCCGAGATCGATCGGCCCCAGCAACGGCTCCGCCGATATCCACCGCTTCGCCGCCGGCGTCGCCAGCAGCTGCGGTATCCGCTCGTCGGCCGCGCGCTGATCCTCGACCGAGACGCCGAGCCAGACATTCGGAAGCGGCAGATGCACGGCCAGCCATTCGTCCACGGTGTCGTCGCCGGTGCGCTCGTAATGGATACTCTGCGCCATCCCCTCGATCAGCGCCGAGCGGAGACCTTCAAGACGCTCGCCATCGCCATTGTCGATCGACTCCATGTACTGGCGCATCCGCTCCGCGCGCTTCGTCAGCACCTGAAATATATGCTGCGGGCACAGCGCCATCACCGCGAACACCTGGTCGATCCATTCGTCAGGCACCGCCTCATGAAAGAGATCGCCATGCGCGACGGGAAAGATCCGGCGCGGCCGGCGCCAGCGCAGCGGCTCGGTCAGCCATTCTTCGTTGAACCGCACCTCGCCGGTCCAGACCGGCCCCGCTTTGCTGTCGGCGGTCAGGCCGACGCGCGATGGATGATCCTTCAGCCGCGTCCCCGCGAGCCGCATCGCATAGCAGTTCGTACAGCCGGCGCTATGGACCGAGCAGCCGGTGATCGGATTCCAGGTCGCGTCGGTCCATTCGATGGGTGTGTTGTCAGCCATGACCGCCGCCCGTCAGGCCCAAGCCCTGCTGCTGCGGATGATTCGCGGCGATCCACTCGCGCACCTCGCGAGCAACGGTCAGATACTCGCCGCTCGGATCCTTGGTGACTTCCTGCCCTGGCCGATACGCCCGCCACACCTTCGCGCGGATCTCCGCCGGCAGCATGTACCAATGCTTGCGGCAACCCCACATCGCCGGGGGCACCTTCTTGTCGCAGCCGGTCCAATGGCAGTGATGATCAAACGTCGTGTTCCGCCGCGCCTGATCCCGAACATAGTCCGCCTTATGATTGCCCATCGGCTTCGCCTTTCCCCGGATCCGGCAAATGCATCTCGGCGCGGATCTCGGCGGCGAACGCGGAGAAATACCGCCGCAGCTGCCGCGCCGCGCGCTCGTCGATCACGTCGTTGCCGCCGGCTTCGAGCAGCCTTTCGAACCGAGTCGACCAGCTCTCCGCGAGGGCCGCGCAAGCCTCGCGCTCGATCTTGACTGGATCGTTCATGCCGCGTCTCCCGATTTGGCCGCGCGCGCGGCATGCTCGAGCCTGGCAAGCGCCAAGATCGTCGGCCTCAGTTCCGGCGCCGCCTCATCGAACGCCACCACGTTGCGATGGCCATTTCCGCCCGCCAGCCGCGGCAGCAGCGCGCGGGGAACCGCCTCCCAGTTCGAGGGATCTACATTGCTGCGATCGCCATCGAGGCACTTGAGCGCGTGGCCCTTCGGGAGCGGACCGTTCAGGATCTCCCATTCGATCAGATGAACCGCGCGCCATCGCGACTGCAGCGGCATGCCGTCATGGATCTTGCGCTCGCGATAGCCATCCTTGCTCAGCCGCTCGGTACCGATCGGCTTGTAAAGACGGGCGGCAACGCCTCGCCGCTCGCCCTTCACGAAATGCGTCCTGCGGGCGTTCGGATGCCGGCCGCCCTTTCCGGGCTCGCACGGTTTGCCTTTGTTGCTCGGGGTCTGGCCCTTCTCAAAGCGGCCGGTGCGGCCCGTCTTCAGGCCGCGTCGCTTTCGGAGCGAGTTGAGATTCGCGGCCGATACATCGGTTCGATCGAAGCGCCCGCAAAATTCGCGGTGCAGGTCGCGGATCGACAAGGTCGCGTTGGCGTCGATCCATGCCAACTGCTCGACGCTATACGGAATCCAGACGCCCTTCATTCGGATTTGCCCAGCGCCGGCAGCATCGGGATGAACCGATCGCCATGGTTTGCGATGATGGTCGCGGCTTTCAGCTGGAGATCGGCATTGCGCACGATCTGCTCGGCGACGGAGACGATCGCCTCGGTGCGCTGGCTCTCCTGCTCGATCTGCTCGGCGGTAAGGTTCTCTTCGCCGAGCCGCTCCAGCTGCGCGAACAGATGGTTGTTCAGGTCGCTAAGCTTGTTTTTCATGATGCGTTCCGCGCCCCCGTGCTCTTCCCTGTGCGCACGATCGTGATCACGCGCTGCGTCGGATATCGCGCCGGCCGGTTGAGGATCAGCCCCTCCTTCACCAGGATCCGAAACAGATAGCTCACCTGCTTGGCCGAACTCAGGCCCAGCGCCTCCGCGATCTCGACATTGCCTCGGCAAGGCACACCCTTCTCCGCCCAGGCGTCGAGCATGTCGAACAGCTCCGCCGCGTGCGGGTCCATATGCTGGACGATGCGCGCGATCCGGTGCGGCTGCGGCAACACGGCGGGCCAGGGGGCGGCCGTCCGCTGCGCGATATAATCCTTCGCCTTATGATCCTGCGTCAGCGCCACGAGCCCCAACGTCGCCAGATGCCGCAGCCGCGCCGGGGCCTTCGCCCATTGCGGCAGATAGCCATGCGCATAGACCAGCTCGGCCCCGGCCGGCGCGAGCCGCACCCACGCCTCCACCGCCTCGGCCAGCATGCACGCCCCGTTGCCGCGGAGTGACGATGTCGAGGTCTGCATCGGCCCGCGCACCCGCCCGCCCAGCTCAATCGGAAGCCCGATCGCCGCCGGATCGTCATTCGCCGCCGGCATCATCGCCGGCCCTTCGATCTGCAATGCCATCATGCCTCGCCCTCCCGTTTGAGAATGATTCCGCCCGGCCGTACGCTGCGACGCGCCAGCGCCTCACCCGTCGCGGCGTGCAGTGCCGCCAGCTGGCTGTCGTCGAGCGTGATCGACAGGCCCATGCCCGCGATCATCGTCAGCCGGCCGAACAACCGGATCGTCCGGAACAGCGGCCCTGATGGCGTCTCGCCCAGGCGGCCTTGCCAGAAGGGAACGGGCGGCAGTGCGAGGCTCGTCACCTCCTCAGCACCGCCGCCCTTCGCACCCGCGCGTTCAGGGGGCTCGGACGCGGGCGCGATATGAAAGGAAAACCAGTCGGTCCAGCCGATCCACCCGCCGGTGATCAGGCCGATGAACTCCGCATCCTCCCGGCCGATCGTTGAGGGCGTGCCGCTCAGCACATGGCCGATATCGATCCCATTCCCGCTCAACAGCGGCGGCAGGGCGTCCGGATCGCTGAGCAGCCATTCGGCCAGCTTTGCCTGCGCAATGCTGATCGCCCCACCGGGGCAACCGCGCTCGTCGCGCACGAACAGGATCACGTCGATCGCCGTCGCTTGGCGCTCGATCAGCTCGGCCGGGATATGGAAGGGCGTCATTCGCCCGCCTCGATCGCTTCGATCAGCGTCACCAGCTCGATCGCCGAGGCGATCATGTCGCGCCCCTCGCGCACCAGCTGCGCCTCGCGCACCTCACCGGCGGTGAGCCCGCCCTGCAACCTGGGCAGCAGCGCCGCCATCAGCTCGCCATGCTCCTTCGCCAGGGCGGCAAGCCGTGTGTGCAGATCCCCGCCCTGGTCGCGCGGATCCGGCTTGCGGACGAAAACGCCGCCGGCCAGCTCGCACAGATAGCTGGTCACCGCCGGGTGCGCCGGCGTGCCATGCGTCACCGCTTCCAGATCGATGATGACATCGAGCGGCATGAACTTGTCCACCTGCTCGATCGACGCGAATTCCGAATAGCTCTGGTGCCGCGTATAGCGCGCGAAGCCGGGGCAGGCCTCCTGCCCACCCACCGCCCGCACCAGCGCCCGCGTCGCCAGCTTGGCGCCCTGCTTCTCGGGGGTCAGCATTTCTCTGCCCACTCGTCGATGATCACTATCGACGGCCTGAGTCCGGCAAGGACCGGCGCTTTGCCGCTGTTCACCGCGATCGTTTCGGACTCAACCAAGCACGCAGACTGTCCGGGGGACAGGGGACAAGGGAGGTGCAAGCCATGCGCGCAAAGATCATCCACTGCGGCACCCTGATCGTCGGCATGGCGATCCCATGCCGCCATCCGGCCAACGAAAATCTCGATCTCGGCCGCGATCGCGCTGCCGAGCGCTCGGGTCGCGCCGAAGCCGATCACGCCAACCGCGAAGATCAGTCCACCGATGGTGATGCCCCCCGCCTCGGTCATGGCGCGGCCTGCTGTTCGAAAGGCAGTGCGGGTTCCTCCTCGATTACGGCGATAGCTGCCGCCAGCTCGTCGCCTTTGCCCCGCGCTTCAGCGGCAAGTCTGATATGATCCAGGCGCGGCTCGGGGATGCCGGTTTTGCGCCAGCTGTGAACCGTGGTCATGGGCGTGCGGATGAGCTTTGCGACCTCGCTGGTGCCCCCCAGGGCGTCGATCAAATGACAGCTTGCGTCGTGCATGGTCCGCAAAAATACGAAGATCGTACTTTTCGTCAACCGGAAAAATACGATATTCGTGATTGCGATAATCGTATGGCGCTAGTTGATGGTCGAATGCGCCTCGAAACCCCGGATCAAATCAAAGCCCGCATGAAAGAGAAGGGCGTCAAACAGCGCACGATCGCCAACGCCCTAGGCTTCGATAATCCGAACAAAGTAAGCCTGATGTTGAGCGGGCAACGCACCATCAAGGCGCACGAGATGGATATCATCCGCGCCATACTCGCCGACGATGAGCCAGCTTTGCCGGCTGACAGCAAGCCAGTTCGGCGCATCCCCGTCGTGGGTAAGGTGCCGGGTGGCAATTGGCGCGAAGCGATCCAGCAGCCGCTTGGATCAATGACCGTTCCGGAAGACACGCCCCCGAACGCGGTTGGCCTTCGGGTGGAGGGCGATTCGATGGATCGCTTTGCAGCCGATGGCAGCGAGATCATCTTTGATCCCGATGATCGGCAGTTTTTCGCCGATCGGCTATATGTTGTCATCAACGCCGAAGGCGAAACAACATTCAAGCAATTCAAGCCGGACCCCGCTCGACTAGTCCCGTGCTCGACGAACCCCCGCCACCGAGAAATCATGATCGCGGACGGCCAGTTCCAGATCGTCGGCCGGGTAATAGCGGCGTATTCCCGCTTCAGTTGATTATGCTGCCTCTTCGTCTTCGACACCCCAGGCATAGACGATCCGGCCGGGCACTGTGTCGAACCACTGGCCATATTCATCATAGCTTCCCAGGCCCAGATCGATCGCATCGCGCCGCGCCTCTTCCTTCGTTTCCCGCCACGGGCCGCGAGGCCTGCCGAAACACGTGACTCGATAGGATCGAACCGCTGTCATCATCCCCTACGTCTCCGATTCGCGACGCGCTTAGATGGAACATTGAGAGAACATAAATCAACCGATTCGCGCTAAATACGATTATCGTATCTTTTCAGTTGACGCCGAAGATACGATAATCGTATTTCCTGCCTCGTCACAATCGACGGAGGCACGAATGCACAGCCCATCTCTCCGCCAGACGAAGCGCAAGCCCGCCAAGGCAGCGCCCGTCCCGGCCCCCGAACTCCCCGCCCATCTGAACTTCACCTTCAAGGATTGGCTGCGCCAGCGCACCGAACCCGCGCGCCTCGTCACGGGCTGGACGCCGATCCGGACCCTCCACGCCGACTATGTTGGCTGGTGCGAGGCCAATCGCAGCCCGGCCGAATATGTCCTCGGCATCGACGAACTGTCCGGCCGCCTGCGCGCCCATGACGATCGCCAGCCCGAAACCCGCCTGATCGAACGCCGCCCGTTCGGCGCTCCGATCGGCAACACCGATTATCAGCTCTGCTTCCCCCGCCACCTGCTCCCCGCCATCCGGGTGACCCGGTGAGCGCCCCGGATCAGCTCCGGGCGCTCCGCCGAAAGGCGATCGTCCAGAGCCTCGCTGTCGCGGCCCGCGTCTTCGAACGCGCGGGCCGGGGTGGCGCCGCCACCATGGCCCGGCAGATGCTCGTCGATCACCTCGATCATCCCCGCGTCGATGACGCGGTGCTGGCGTCCCGATCGACGAACGCTCTCGCCCTGACCCGCGACGCCCACCGCGCCCGCATCCAAATGGGGGAGGCGGCGGCATGAGCGCGAAGCACACGGCGGGGCCGTGGCGGATCGTCCCTTATGGCGATGGTGACAGCCTCGTCATCCACGACGCGCGCGAAGGCGAATGGCGCGTCTGTTTCCTGGCAACGCCGGCGAAGGATGGCGATTTCGAATGGATCAAAGCCAACGCCCGCCTGATCGCCGCCGCGCCAGATTTGCTGGATGCCACCAAGATCGGACTGGCGGCCATAGAGCGTGAGCTTCGCGGGCTTCTCGAGAGCGAATGTCTGCTGGACAAGCAAACACTGGAGCCGCGTCGCGAGACGATTGATCCAGAATTTGAATCGGAGGCTAAACGGCTAGAAGAAGCCATCGCGACCGTCGAGGCGGCCATCGCCAAGGCCGTCAGCGAATGACCGCCGATCTCACCATCGCCGGCTTCCAGCCCGACTTCGCCGTCTTGGCCGAGCACATCGCGTCCGAGCGCGCCGCGATCTACCCGGCGAAGATCGAAGCCAAGGCGATGACCCAGGCCGACGCCGATCATCGTATCTTCGTCGCCCGCGCGATCGCCGAGATCTGGCGCTGCGCGACCGACGTCCATCTGCGTCCGAAGCCCGGCCTGCTCAGGCTGACCAGGGGAGAGGCGCTCGCCGATCTCGACCGCGCGATCGACATCGCCGATCGCCGGATCCTGAAAGCGCCCGACGATCGCCACCGCCAGCACGAACGCGATCAGCTCGCCGCCATGCGCTGGTGGCACGCCCGCTATGATCACCCGAGCGCCTACGCGCTCAGCATGATCCTCAATCTGCGCTACGACGCCCTGCAGCTGCAGCTGCGCGCCGACGCGGATAGAGGGAAGGCGGCAGCCTGATGCTTCCGCACATCCGGTTCCAGGCGACGCGGCCGAGCGAAGAGTGCGGCTGCCCCGAGGAGGAGTGGCTCGTCGGCGGCATCAACCTGATCATCCATCACGATCCTGATGGCCGGGTTCACGCCTTCATGGACGGCGGCGATTGGGGCGAAGCCGACGCCATGTTTCCCGGCTTCGCCTCGCTCGACGAAGCTCGGCCGACTGTCTTCGATTGGGCCACTTCTGTGCTCCGCGGAGAGTCGTAAGGGGCCATGGTCCACACCCCGGCTAAAACAGCGCACAGCGCACAGGCGGCGCCCATGGGCACCGCTCACCTATGCGCCGAATGCCTCGCCCCCCTGACCGGTGCGCAGCCCGGAAAGCTGTTTTGCTCAACGAAGCACCGGGACGCCTTCCAGACGCGCCAGCGCATTCGCGGCCGCCAGCTGCAGCCCTATGCCATGGTCGACCGGATGACGCGCAGCGGCACCGCCGGCCCGCCCGAGGCGCGCGAGATCGGCAAGACGGCCCGTGCCGTCACCCAGCGCCTGATCGCCAAATGGGCGGCCGAGGACAAGGCCGCCGGCCGCCTGTCGATGGTCGACTATCTGCGCCGCTACGCCAAGCATTACGATCTGCCGCTATGACGGCGCCGCGCCCCAAGCCGTGCCCGCGCTGCCCAGACGGCGGCGACATCGTCGTGATGACCTATGATCACGGATGGCGTCATGTCGAATGCCTCGACTGCGACTATCTCGGACCCGGAGCCGGGAGTAAGGCCCGAGCCATCCGAGCACATAACGACCGCGTTGGCGATCGCGGGACAGGCGTCCTATGAACGTCGAAACGCCCATCAAAGGCCGGCGCGCCTATCCGGGTAAGGTGGCGATCCGCCATGTCGTCCAGGCGGCGCGCGATCTCGGCCTTGACGTTGCCGGGATCGAAGTCACCCTAGACGGCACGATTCGCGTGATCGAGGCGCGCGCCGTGCCGCAGCCCACCACCGGCCCGCAATCGCTGTTCGACCAGCTCGAAGCCGAAGGGAAGATATGAGCGACGTTGAGGGCGTCCACTTCGTCCGCATCGCCAAGCCCGGCAAACCGATCCGCTGGTATGTCTATGCCTGGCGCGGCGGTCCCTGCATCCTCAAGGCCGATGGGCCGAACAAGCCGAAGCTCGACGTCGCCGCCATCGCGAAGATCGCCGCCGCCCAGACCAAGCAGAACGCGGCCCCGCCCGATCTGCTTTACGCGATGATCCGCGATTGGCAGGCCAGCCCCGAATGGAAGGCTCTCGCCAAGTCCACCCGCGATCTCTGGGGCGGCGAGCTGGATCTGATCGAGGCCAAATGGGGCAAGCTGCCGATCGCGCTCTGGAACGATTTCCGCATGGTCGCCAAGGTCGTCGCATGGCGCGACAGCCGCGCCGCCACGCCACGCGCGGCCGATCAGGGCGTCAACGTTCTGGCCGAGTTGCTGAAGTTCGGCAAGCTCCGCGCCCGCGTGAAGCTCAACGTCGCCGCCGACGTGCCCGCCATCTACCGCGCGGCCGATCGCGCCGAGATCATCTGGACCGAGGACGATCTGGCGCGGGCCGAGGCCGCCGCGAAGAAACTCAAACGCGAAAGCGCCATGGACGCGATCCGCCTTGCCTGCCTGACCGCCTTCCGCCGCGCCGATCTTGCCGCGTTGACCTGGGATGAAGTCAGCGAGACTTCGATCGTCCGCACCGCCCTGAAGAAGAGCCGGGGCCGCCGCCGCCGCGCCGTCGTCCCGGTGATCCCGGCGCTGACCGAGCTTCTGGCCGAGCTGCGCAACCGGCCGCGCAAGGAAGGCGTGAACACGGTGCTGGTGACGAAGCGCGGCACGCCCTGGCAGCCGGCCAGCCTGACCGAGGCCGTGATCGCGATCGCGAAGGAAGCGAACATCGTTCAACCCGCCATTCCTGCGTTGGACGCGCCCGAGAAGCGCAAGCACCTCCACGACTGCCGGGGCACCTTCGCCACCCATCTCTGCCGCGCCGGACTGTCGAACGACGAGATCGCCCGGATATGCGCCTGGTCGCCCGAAAGCGTCGAACGCATCCGCCGGACTTATGTTGACGACGCCGCCGTTGTGGTGGCGTTGAGCGAGCGGATCAGGCGCGTCCTATAGGTCGATTAAATGAGCTTGAGATCCTTGACCGCAACATGCTCCGAATAGACATCGAGCGCGAGCGCTTCGAGAAGCTTTACATCATCATCCGAGAACCGGCGAAGTTCAACATGGCCCTCGTTGGGGCCGTCCGGGGCGTGGACGATCCTAATCGCCTTGCCATGCGCGTTCGCCGTCTCACGCGTCAAGCCCGCCTGACCGATCGCGAAATACGCTTTCGTAGCTAGCTTTTTGTCATCGAGGCTGTCTCGAAACGCGGAGGCCGCGATGCCCAATGTCTCAGCTGACTTGTCGCCGTAATATTCAACCCAAGTCAGCGAGAGGTGGCCCTTGTCAGCAGCCCGGATCTCGAAAGCCTTGTTGGTGATCCCAATGAACTCGCCGGTATCGGGGTCTCGCACCTGCCGACCAAAGGGCACATACCGCATCAGACTATGGTCGTCGGCAACATTTCGCTTCGGTCGCCTAGCCAAGCTTGAACCACGTTTCAGGCTTGAAACCCTGGATGTTCGCCATCAATCGCGCGCTCGAAGTCGTGCCTGCCGCCCGCTCGGTAGCGTCGCCTTCCTGGCGGCTGATGACCCACTCCACGCTATCGCCGGGCCGGAATTCGATCGTCAGGCGATCGCGGCCCGCCAGCCAGATACCTAGCAGGTTACCCGATGCCGACAGCGCTAGCGAGGGTTTGGAGGAACCATCAACAGTCAGCATGAAGCGAATGAACGTCTTGTAGCTTTCTAGATTGAGCGGCAGATCCGCACCAAACCACTCGTCGCAGTCATGGAGAAGATCAAGCTGCCGAAAATAGCGGTCGCGAGTGGCGAGATTCATGTGCATCGCCACCTGCGCCGTCCATACCTTGGCGTCAGCCAGGGCCTTGAACACCCGCTCCTGTAGCGACGGCGGAGAAGCCGGGGTGCCACCACGAAATGTATGGCGGTCGTCAATGAGGCCCGAACGCAAGATATCGCCAGCTGACAATCCTGATCCGGCCGAGCTTGACGAACCCAGCTTCACACGGCGCTGCAACGCGTTGCTTGCAAACTCGTGAAACTCAGGTCTCACTTGCCGAAAGCCTCCCTAGCCTTGTCCGTAATGGACGTTTCGAATGCTTGGTTTTTCACGTCGCGCATCTCTTCAAGCTTGGCGAAAATTTCGTCAAGCTTTATCGGAAGTGTGCCGCCCGCGATGACATCGATATCAAGCAAGAAGGCGCCAGTGTTCGGAAGCACTTGCTCGGCCGTGGCAGACTGCAAAATCAGCAAAAGATCTTTGGCCACGATTTCGTGCTCGAACCGCCAGCCGTAATTCAGAACCGCAGGATATATTTGGGGTACGCGGATGTTCACCGCAAGGTAGCTCTCATATTGGATCCTGCCGTCTACCTCGGCCGGAATATCGAACCTGTTGATATATCTCACGCCCATGCGGACCAGCTTGCGCCGGCCAAAAACATCCAGCAGCGCTTCGTAATCCCGCTTAACCCGCGCGATAAATTCGTCCCAGCCTTGATAAGGAGCCAGCCTCGTCCAGAGACACATGCCAGGCTCAATTATGAAGGCGTCGGCTTGGTCATCCGACGCGAGCTTGGATTGGGGCGAGTCCTCGAATTCAGCACTTCGGCTCAGGACGTTGATTTTGGCTTGGACGTTCAAAAGATCGGTAGTTGCTGGATAGAATCTCTTGAGGCGCCCGACAGCCTTCCGCATTTTCGCAGCCGGCAGGGGCTCTGCGAACACGAACTGGACTATCGCCTCCACTATCGGCGGCGCCACATAAATCATAGCGTCTTCAATCCTGCCACCGGTTCACCCCTCCCGCTGTAGGATGATATCGTAAGCGTTTCGCTACATGGAAAGCTCCCCCCACGAAAGAAGTTGTTATCCAGTCGTTGACGCCAGGCTGATTCTAGTGGCAATCACCGTCAGATCAGGTGGGCGCTGTAAAACGTCCTGTAAAATGAGGCATCTGAACGGCCGCTAAGTGCTTGAATATGCGGGTATAGCATAGTGGTAATGCTCTAGCCTTCCAAGCTAGCTAGAGGGGTTCGATTCCCCTTACCCGCTCCAGCGCTCCGCCTTGCGAATCGAGCGAAC